GAGATAAGATGTTTTACATAAAACACTATCAGACACCAAACAAAATTAAGTTCATTACCTTGAAAGGGGATAAATAATGAGTAAGTTAAAAATGGAATTACAACAACCAATAAAAGAACCACGAACCATCAAAGTTCGTACAGTAATAATTGCAATCGTAATCGTGTTTGCATTATTCGTATCGTTCGTAGCTGGTTGGACATATCGTTCAGCAGATCAGGCACGAGTACAGAGCGAAGCAACGGCATTGGTAAGTCGTTTAAAATCAGCCAAATAATAGAACCAGTCGCTATTATTAACAAGAAAAAGACTGAAGTGGCTACAACTGCACCTTTACAGCCAGAAGCCCCACAGCAAGCCCCTACGCAAGCCGTAGGACCATCAGAAGCCGAAGCAAAGGCATACATATATCAACACGAGTCAGGGAACGATCCTTATGCGGTCAATCCCACCAGCGGGGCGTGTGGATTAGGACAAAGTTTGCCTTGTGAGAAGATGGGCTGTGAACTAGGAGACTACGCCTGTCAAGATACTTGGGCGACCAATTATATGCTTGACAAATACGGTAGTTGGTTCGCGGCAATGATATTTCATCAAAACAATAACTACTGGTAAGGAGGAATTATGGAAAAAGAACCAACAATAGAAAAGATAACAATCATACCCGAAAGTCTAGCAATGGGGCGTTTAGCTGTTAAGTCAGCTGAGCAACTATTAAAAGAATATAAGGGTAATGATGAACAATATATTGACTATCTTAAAACGGGTCTTAATGACCCCCGAGACTGATTATGGCAACAATTAGTTTATACGCAAAAGGAGTAACAGTTGAAGATTTACACGGTGAAGAACTGTATGATAGAACTGGCAACGTCCAAGTAACTTTGAACGACGTGGACGCTGGAGACTTCACCTCAGAATACAATCTTAATGAAGTTCTTGATCAATACGAGTTCTCAGACATTCACGACTGGGTAACAAAAAGGCTAGACGAATGAGTCAATCCACGATGCTATTAAAAGAGTTCCAACGTCGAGGCTCGATATTCAACTATGAATTAGTACAGGATTATCATATCCTTCAATATAATGCGCGGATTTACGACGTGAAGCACAAACTAGGCGAAGATATTACTTGCGAGCCAGACCCACAGCATAGGAACGGGGTAAACTTATTTGTATATCATCCTAAACAACCCGTCCAAGAACCATTATTAGTAGTAGAACGAGGAAGGAATTACGATTATGACTGAAGCCTTGATGTATAAGACACAGACAGAATTAGAGATGGAACGTGATTTAGATTATCAATATATCAATGATAGGCTCGGCAAGATGTATCACGACGAACAGGACAAAACACTACTTGACAGATTATTAGAATTAGAGCGAGAACTTACTCGCAGAATGGGGGCATAAAATGGCAGGGACAATAGCGGGTGGAATTAAAGCAAGGGATAAGAACCTAGCAAATGACCCAGACTTCTATCGTAAGATCGGAACCAAGGGCGGCCATAACTCAACAACCGGAGGCTTTGCGGCCATGGGACACGCATGGGCAGCCGAACAGGGTGCAAAAGGTGGACGTAAATCCCGTCGTAAAAAGCGAGTATAATTAAATGACGATGAAACTATATTTTGAATACGACAAGACATATCGAACCATTAAGAAAGAATTGAAAGCTAGGACCATAAAATGATTGATAAAATGTACAGTGATTGGATAAAATACAAGAAAACTGTACATATCAGCGAACATCAACTTTGGCGTAAATGGTTACGAGTGCTATAATTGCTGTATATGGACAGCGACAATAAACTTGAAAACTCGAAAAATATTCAACCGAAGCATGGCGGAGCTAGACAAGGTGCTGGCAGACCAGAACACGGTAAGAACAAATCTACAATCGAGAAGGAAGAAGCTGAGAGACAGTTCAAAGAGCGTGTATCTAAGAATGTTGATAGGCTATTTAACTCACAGCTTGATCTAGCGTTAGGCGAGAAGTATTTGATGGTTATTACAACTACTGGTCAAGGGACTAAGCAAAGGCGCGAGACTAGCATTGTAACTGATCCCGATACTATCAAACGATTTATTGATGAGGATTTAGAAGATACTGATACCGAATACTACTATATGTCTACTAAACCTGCTAACAACCAAGCTTTAGAGGGTATGATGAATAGGGCATTTGGTAGAGCAAAGGAAAGTCTTGATGTTACTACTGGTGGTGATAAGCTTACTGACGGCAAAGTAGATCCGGTTAAGGCTGCTGCGTATGCGGAATATCTACGAAATAAATCATAGATGATATAATTAGTCTGAAGGAGTGCCAGATATTACGGCGATATAAAAACCAATGGCACAATCTAACGTCACAGATGATATAAACAACCAAGATGACATAGCATCTAGCCCATTAGCTTGGGTTGACTTACTTGATTTAGTCACTGAAAACCAGCGACCCATCGAGTTCACCCAACATAGGTTCATGATAGACCCGATGAGCGACCCTTGTGACGACATAATAGGACGGAAGAGCGCTCAAGTAGGCTGGAGTATCATGGAGATTATGCGCTCATTCCACGAGGCTAAATATGAGAAACGTAACATTGGTTATATTCTCCCAACTAAGAATGTTGTTGATGACTTTGTAAAACCTAAAGTAAATCCCTTGATTAGTTCTAACCCTATCGTTGCTAGTATGGTGACAGATGATTCGATTAGTCTTAAAAAAGTAGGCGATAGGTTTATATATTTTAAAGGTGCGTTCAGTCAAGCCGGTGCTATTTCATTTTCTATTGATACACTTGTGTTGGATGAGTATGATCGTATGCCAAACATGACAGTTGTCAACACGTTTGATTCACGTTTACAGGCTGCTAAACATCCTAAGCGTCGTAGGTTTAGTAACCCTTCACAAGTAGGCTTCGGAGTTGATGAACTATATACAGACTCAGACCAGCGCCACTGGATTATTACTTGTGATAAATGTGGTTATGAATGGTATATGGATTGGGAGCCCGATGGTAAGTGTCATTACGTCGATCGTGAGCGTAAGATATATGCCTGTGGTAAATGCAAGGAAGAGATAAGTGATGAGGCTAGGCGCATGGGTAGATGGGTAGCTAAGTTCCCCGGTCATAAGAGACATGGCTATTGGTTCTCTCAGATGATGGCTCCATGGGTTACAGCTGAACGTATCATCGAACAGTATGAGGAATCAAGCGTTGAGTTCTTTTACAATTTCGTACTTGGTAAAGCCTACACGCCGACTGATATGGTTATTGACCGCGCTGCTATTCTACGGGCTAATGCACCGTCTAACATTTCAAAGATGCACGTTTCAATCGGAGTAGACCAAGACGCAGGTGGACAGTACTACGTAGCGATGACACCACAAGGAGTATTTGATTACGGTTATGTGGATAGCTGGGATAAAATAGAGCATCTGAAACTTATGTACAATGCCGTGGTAGTTTGTGACCCTAATCCTTACCCTACTTATCCAAAGCTTATGTCGCAAAAGTATAAGGACTGGTATATGTGTTACTTCAAGAACATACAGGGATTAGATACGATTGAATGGAAGAATAGCGTTGTTTATGCTGACCGGACACGTGTTATAGATATTGTGGCTAATGAGATTGTCAATGCTAAACTCTTATTCAGACAACGACCTTACGAATTAGAGAAGATGATTGAACACTGGAACAACATTTACCGAACAACAGTTGAAAAGCCTGATGGACGCGTACAGACTACATGGCTAAAGAAAGATGGTAAACAATCTGACTACCCATTCGCCCTTTGCGTTGAAAAACATACATTAGTTATGACTGATAATGGGAATAAGCCTATTTATAAAGTAAAGGTTGGTGACAATGTTTTAACAAGAGATGGATATAAGCGAGTTATAGCAAGCGGGCAAACAGGTGTTAAGGAGGTTATACGAGCAGAGTTCACTGACGGTAGCCATATAATAGCAACGCCTGACCACCGTATATTCACACATAATCGTGGTTTTATTCGCTTGTCAGAGTTGTTATCGAGTGATATACTAGATATATGCCAATACAAAAGGAATATGAGTACTTTCAAGGTAAGAAATACACTAGGTGGCCAGATTCAAATCTACGACAGCATAGGGTCTATTACGCATCCACAACGAAACCAAAACATATGTTACATCAAGCAATATGGAAATCCAGTAATGGTGATATCCCAAAGGGCTATATCGTCCACCATAAAGACGATAACCCACTTAATAACAAGGTTAGTAACCTCATTTGCATTAGTCGTTCAGAACATCAGTCTTATCATCAGCGTGAAAGATATAAAGCGCTTACTGAAATACAAAAAGAAGAATGGTGTAAGAGAACTATCAATTCACCAGAAACGATTGCTAAATCAACAGCATGGAAGCATAGCGAAGATGGTAAAAAGTTCTTCAATAACCCAGAACAGTGGCGTGGTCTACATCAAAAGAAAGAGTTTATCTGTAAAAGATGTGGTAAAGAATATGTCGCACAGAACAACGGAGTTAATACCGGGTGTTCTAAAGCCTGCACACACTGGATATACTGGCAAGCGAACAAAGATAAGTATATGGTTGAAAGAACTTGTCCAATTTGTAACAAGACATTCTCCACTAGTAAGTGGAGTAAAACTAAAACCTGCTCAACAGAATGTGGCGTTAAGCAAGCTAGTCTATCTAAAAGGAAGAATACCGGTCTACAACCTAACCGTTGAAGGTAAGCCAGAATACTATGCAAATGGTATCTTAGTGCATAACTGCTACGCAAGAATTGGACTTGCTAAAGTGCTTGGTGGCGGTATGGATTTGATTACGCCTTATGAAGAATCAGGCACTAAGGTTTCACCACACGTAGCCAACGATAGTGGTATCGTTAATACAGACTTCCGTGATATAATGCAAGAAACGTGGGACAATATCGATGACTGAAATTAGAATCGTAAACATATACAACCAAGAACCTGACAGACGTTATAGAACGTTAGTACAGCTTAGACGCGAAGACAGACCAAAGTATTGGCGCTTCCATTGCGTTGCTTGTCAACAGCCTATATGCGAGTTAGGCAGTTGTAATGTTTACGCACTGACTGATTTCTATGACCCACAAGACGCTAGCAGGGCTTTAGTTGGTATGAGATGTTCAAGCCCGATGTGTAAACGATGGTATTATTTCGAGCTAACATAGTGTATTATTAAGGCAGAGGATAGCCCATCGAGGGCTTTTTTTGTAATCTAACAGAGGTACGAAACAATATGGGTTCACCATTTCAACAGCAATCAAACGCATACACAGATTCATTCACTAACCTTTATACTGACGACTTACCATTCGATGAGTTGTGTTTAGACCTGACTGACCCACAGTTAGATAAGATGCTTATCAACTCGCTGGAATCAGACAAAGCCTACTGGAATCGTAAGCCTTGGAAACTACAAGACACTGATATTAAGAATGTAGAGTTTCTATTAGGTGAACAGTTGAATCATAAAGACTTCTTAAAGTCTGATGTTAAATATGTCGATAATCGTTTGCTTGCATCTGTACGGGCTATATTAGCTTACGTTACAGGGCAGTTAGCTGTTCCATCAGTTGTGCCGAGTAAGAGCGATGAGATTTACCTAAAGGCCGCAAGAGATATTGGTTCAGCACTTTACCAACACGCCCTAGATAATAAGGTAGACATTAAAGTCAGAGCCGCTGTACTTAACCTAATCTCTCGTAAACGTGGTTACTTGAAACTTAGATGGTGTGAAGACGCCGGTATGCAAGGCGACATCATTACTGAAGTTGTTAATCCTGAAGATATTGTTATTGATCAGACTGCTGGCTTCCTAGACAACCCACGCAAGATTTACCATCGAGTTCGCTGTACTATAGATGAGTTATGTGGTAAGTTCCCCGATAAGAAAGATGAAATATTACAATCTTATAGTATCCAGCGTGGTACACACTCACAGTTATCTAAATATGTAACACATTGGGAGTGTTGGTTTACTTATACAGGTAAAGACGACAAAGGTAATAATGTACCTAAAGAAGGTGTTGCTTGGTTTATACCTGAAAAACACATCATACTTGATAAGAAACCAAACCCGAACTGGTTGTACTTCGCTACTAAGAAGAAAGAAAAGCAAGCCAATGTACTATTTAATCCACCTAAGCCATTTGTAAACTTCAACTACATTAACCTTGGCAAGTCATACATAGATGAGACTTGTTTAGTTGAACAGGCAATGTCACAACAGGAAATGCTTAACCGCAGGGGTAGGCAGATATGGGAAAATGCCGACTATGTTAATGGACGATGGGTAGCTAATAAAAACGCCTTCTCACAAGAAGACGCCCAGAAACTCGTTAATAAAGGCTCAAAGACAGTTGCTCTTGTCGATAGTGATGATGTTAGTAAGGCATTCGCTAACGTTGCTTCTGCTCCGTTGCCATCATACGTTGAAAATACCCTATATGATGCACGGGCTGAAATAGATAAGATTATGGGTACACCAGACCAATTTACTGGTACTGACCCTAAGAGTAAGAATAAGACCCTTGGTCAAGATATGATGATTAAACAGCAAGCTGGAGCATTACAAGACGACCTAGTACGTTCGATTGCCAATGGAATGGAAAGTTACTACAAACTACTGCTTCAGATGATGCGTGTTTACTATACAGATGACTACTGGTTCCAAACTAAAGGTGGTGATGGCAAATATCAGTTCATTATGCTTAATGGCAATAAGATTGATTCAAATGTAAAAGTTGGAATTGAAGTTGATTCTACCCTGCCACTGGATAAACAACTGATTAGAAATACAGCAATGGCTCTATGGAGTGCTGGGCAGGCTATCGATTACCGTTCATTAATGGAAGACTTAGGATTACCAAATCCTGAAGTAAGAACTGAGCGTTACCTACGAAGCAAGACTGACCCTGTTGGCTTCTTGAACTCAGTTGAAATGTCACAAATAGATACAGACGCAGAATCAGACATACAATTACTTCTTGCCGGTCGTGAACCTGAAGAGCGTGATGATTACCCACAACCTTACTTTGATTACTACAATAAAGTAATGGCTTCTAACCGTTTCCAAAAGATGGATATTAAAGACCAACAAAAGATTACAGCCTTCTTGATGGTTATACAACACGCGGCGATGCAATCACTTAACTTACAAGAAAGTGTTGCACCACCAGAGATAGACCCAATGACAGGGCAACCAGTAGCCCCACAAGTCCCAGGACAGATACCAGGACAACCACCTATGCCACCTGGCGGACAGCAAACCCCTAACATACCTAATGCTGTCAATGAAGCACCACCAACTCCACCAGCACCTGTTGTCAATCAGAACCCAGTACCACCAGGAATGTGATATAATCAAGTTAATAATATAGCGAAGGAGAATATATGGTCGTAGAAGACAACCAGCCGACAGCAGAGCAGGTAAAAGCAGCTAATGAAGCTGAACTAGCACGATGGGAAGATGACTTTCCTGAAAAGGATTTGAAAGTACCATTCAGTCGTGATGACAAAGAAGATGACAAAAAGACTGATGACGAAGACGATAAAAAAGACGAAGAGTTAGAAGCACCCGAAGATATTGATTACACAGACCCTGAACCAGTTGTAAAGACTGAAGACCCAGGCGAGTTCAAGCCTAGTGATAATTCGTTTACTGTTGAGACCTTAGACGGAATAAAGACTAAGATTACCTCACCTGAACAGGCTGAAGAGTATGCTGATGCAAACGCCGATAATCTATCTGCCTCACAACAAATAAAGTTAGTTCGCAACGCTACGACTATGGAATCTAAGCTAGCTCGCGAGCAAGAGAAATGGGATACTCAAAAAGCTAAGTTTGACTCCGAGTCTCAAGTTGACCAAGAACGCCAAGATAATATCCAGAACTTTGCCAATGAGATTCAATATATGATTACTAAAGGTTTGCTACCGGCTATTCCTACTGAGTACGCGACTGCTGACTGGTCTGACCCAGACGTAGCAAAACAACCTGGCGTTAAAGAACAGATTGAACTCGTCAATTATATGACTAAAGAAAACAATGTCCGCGCCAAAGTTGGTGTTAAACCATTCGCTTCAATGATTGACGCTTATAATGATATGGTACGTGAACAGGGAAAAGACGAGAAGAAAGAATCCAAAGAACGCTCCGATAAAGCACGCAAGGAAGTAGCTGCTAAAGTTACTGCCCCATCTGCTTCGAGTGAGGGTATCCAAGCACCTAAGGGTATAGCTGTTGGAAATCCTAACGTGTTCAAGCGCAATAGTGCAATTTGGGAATAGTCAACACATTAGTATTGCATTGCATTTCTAGTATGCTATTATTAGATATAGAGGAACGCCCACGTGGCGTTTTTTTATATTAATAAGTAAAAGGAGAAAAGCATGACAGCTACAGCTCAAAATGACAGGGTCAATAACATTACCCTTCAGGATTATAACGCTGCTGTTGTTGACACAGTCAACAAATCAAGCGAAATAATGAAGCGTGTTGTAAGCAGGCCAGAACGTTGGAATGGCCGTAGCTTTAGCACACCTGTCTTCACACAGAACTCCCAATTGGGAACGAGTTTCAAAGGAACAGAAACCTTTGACACATCAATCGATTATCAAACTAAGCAACTTACGTGGTTTCCTACTGGATACGCACAACCAGTTGGCGTCAGTATTGTAGAGCGATCTATCAATGCAACACCATCAGGTGTAGTTGACTTATACAAATCTAGCTATCAGTATGCTCAGAACTCGATGATTACTGCCTTAGGTTCTATTTTCTATAGCACCGGAAATGGCAATGACTTCGACGGCTTGGGCGTTATTGTAGATGACGGGACATTGACATCAGCTTATGGTGGATTGACTCGTGCTACTAACACCACAGTCAACGCATACGTCACCGCAGCATCAGCAGGCAAATTAAGTCTTGCATTGCTGGCAACAGCTGACGATGGTGCAACAATCTCAGGTAATGAGAGTGAAACACCAAACGTTATGCTATCTAACCAAACTACTTGGAGCCTATATGAAAGCTTGCTAACACCTACTGTTAGCGCGCGATACGCACCAGATGGTGGATTTGTAGATGGCTCAACCGCAGTCAAGCAAAGTGTATCTGGTGGAATGACATTGAATCAGGGCGCAACGAGCGTTACCTTCCGAGGTAAACCACTTGTTCGTGACCAGAAGTGTCCATCAGGCTCAATCTTTGGATTAAACGAAAACTGGTACTACTTCCGTAGCTTGAAACTAGAAGGTCTTAACCTTGTAGCAACTCAAGAGGATGTAACTAACGGTGCTTACGAGAGCTATAAGGTATCTGCCTTCCAGTTCCGTGAACCAATTATGCCAGTCAATCAATTGTCTGAAGTTGGAATCTTTGTAATGTACGGTCAGCTATATAGTACTAACCCTAATCGTAGCTTCCGAGTTACGGGAGTCACAGGAGTTTAATTATGAGTCTTTCCGCAAACATTCAAATTACCGATCAAGATATTTACCAACAGTCATCTGTGCAAGGTGGCGAGTTGATAGGTCAAATCGCTGGTACATCAAATGGCAAAACGTTCAAGTATTCAGTAGCAGGTGGTACATTAACAGCAGGTCAGATTACTGAACCAGTTGCAGTTACCGCTAACTACCACACTCGAACGATTGTCACTGCATCAGCAAAAGGTGCAAACCAAGTTACAGTAACATTAGCCGCTATAGCTTCAGCTGACGCATTCATTGGCTTCCATTTGGTAGTCACTGATGGCACAGGCAAAGGCCAAGGCACTTACTACATTACTGGTAACACAGCAGCTACAGTTGCAAATGGTTACATCACAGTATTGAGTATTAAAGGTGCATTGGCAGTCGCTCTCGACACAACAAGTGTTGTAAGCGTATTCCCTTCACAGCAATCAACTTTAATCCAACACACGGCAGTCCTAGCGATTCCTTGTGGTGGTGCGCCAGTTATTGATATAACCTCAGGTTATTACTTCTGGTCACAAGTTGGTGGTATGGCTTCTATCTTAAGTGATGGTGCTATTACCAAAAACGTTGAGGGTATTCCTTCAGACGCAACAGCAGGATCAGTCGAAATCCGTGTAGATGCAACTATCGTTGAGGCAGTTGGCTTCGCACCTGAATTGACTGTTACTACTAAGTACAGCCCATTTGTATTAGCATTAGCTTAATCGCCATTGACCTGGGGGGGGGAGCAATCCCCCATACCAGAGATGGATAAAGGAAAAGGATTATGAAATTAGCAAACCAATATATACCAGCTCTTAAATATGGGGCTAAAGTTCTACCAAGTGAAATAGCTAACTTTGGCATGGCCACATTCGGCAATGTCTATTGGGTAGATGCAGACAACGGTGCTGACACAAACGCAGGTGATACTGCTGCAACAGCATTCAAAACGATAACAAAAGCAATGGCAATCGCCACAACGAATAACAACGATGTTATTATGTTGAGTGCTAATGGCGCTCACGTTCAAACAGCAATGTTGACAGTTGCTAAAAACCGACTCCACTTTGTAGGCACAGGTCTACGAGATAGTGCAGTTGGTATGGGCGCGCGAACAAAGATCACTATGGAGGATACTGTCGTTGCCGCTGACTTAGCAGTTATGACCAACACAGGTGCAGGCAATACATTCTCAAACATCAAGTTCGACTCAGGTACAACATTGGGTACGAGTCTGTATGGTGTCTGTGAGGGTGGCGAATACGCAGTCTATAATAACTGTGAAATCGTCAAGCATAGCTTACTTACGACAACTGGTGCAGCTGACTTGGTCGCTAATGGTGACTCAACTCAGTATGTAAACTGTTACATTGGTACGACTGGCTACACTGGTAACACTGGTGCAATCATTCGAGCAAATGTTCTATTTACACAAGCACTTGCAGGCGTAGGCTTGATTGCTAGGGATAACGTCTTTAGTGGTTGTATACTAGGCAAACGCTGTGGTAATGCGGCTAATAGGTTCGTTTATTGGGCCGCCGCTACCGACATTGAAAGACTATGTATCTTTGATAACTGTGTCTTCTACAATGTTAAAGATGGTACAGCCCCTGGCGCGTGCATATCTAGTGGTGCAGCATTAACTGGTGGAAGTGTACTTTGTGTCAACCCATCGTTTATAAATGCTACTAAACTTGCTACAGGTGATGCCTCGATATTTGTCACGGGTGCAGCAACAGGCGCAACCGCTGGTCTAGCAACACAGGCAGCTTAACACTTAAGGAGTAAATTATGGTAGCAGTAAACGCAGCATATTGGCGAGACGCGAATCACGTACCAATAACCTATAACGGGTTAGATGTACGTAAGCAAGTGACTATTAATGGGTCAAGTGCTACGGTGAATGTCCCATTGTTTACGATTACAGGTGTAGTCCAGGTAGTAGCACTGTATGGTATTGTGACGACTAATCTCGGCACAAACCATACGGCTGCCTACTGGAGGCTGCAAGATCAGACAGCACAGGTAGACATCACACTAAACACTGGCACTACATTGTCATCTGCTAAAGCAGGGTCAATCATTGCTAAAAAAGGTCTAGCTGCCGCTGCTTTGACTAAGGTTGATTCAGTCGCAGGGGCAATATCAGAACCAACAACATTGGAAACAACTTACTTTTCACCATTCGTAATGGCGCAGAAGACTACATCAATCAAGACTGAAATAGAGTATGTATATACAACTAACCAGGCTACAGTTGGCGTAATAGAGTTCCATGTTGGGTTTATACCACTGTCTAGCGACGGCGATATAAGCGTATCGGCGACAGCAGCTTATTAAAACATAACAACTGTGATATAGTTATGTCATGGTAACAGCGAGTATAAAATAAATGAATTAGACGGGTACACCGTCTTTTTCGCTATAAGGAGAACGCGATGGCAATAGGAAGCACAAGACGTTTGTGGAAACACATGAGAAATCGGTGTAATAATCCTAATTGCCCAAGATATGATGATTACGGTGGACGCGGGATTAAAGTATGTGATAGATGGAGACTTTACAGAAACTTCTACGCCGATATGGGAGACAAACCAAATGAAATGACCCTGGATAGAATTGATAATAATGGCAATTATGAATTAAATAATTGCAAGTGGTCAACAATTAAAGAGCAGATGAATAATAAACGCAATAATCGTTTGTTCGATATTGATGGTCATACTAAAACTTTAGCTCAGTGGACAGAAATATCAGGGTTAAAGAAAAGCACAGTTAGCCAGAGATTTTATGCATATAACTGGAGTATAATAGAGGCATTAAATACCCCAATAGGGGAGAGGAGAATATCAAAATGTTAGTAGGCCCAGGAAGTGTAGTAGAAAACGAAATAGCACCATTGGCAACTCTAGATGGAGCTTCAGAATACGAATACGTAACAATCCTTAATCCTTTAACAGATGATTTTGCTATTCAAGTAGCCCAATCTAAGCCGGTGGATATGCCGATGACTATCAATAAAGACAACAGAACGGCTGGAATAACAACATCTGACCGTGACGTAGCCCAAGTCTACGGCTTTCAACTAAAAAACCCCGATTTCCAGTCACGAAGACACATTCTAAACCAGACTATCATCAAATCTGGTAAGACTATCAACTTGCGTGGTGATGACGCTCAGGTAGCCGTCAGACAGCTTGTAAATGAGATTATCCAACGTGAAGGCAATACTTTACATCAAGCTGACCCTAATGTCCGTAAAGAAGTTGAGGGACGAATCATTATAGCCCGTGGTTCAGTCGAAGACTTGATGGATAATAGACTTCAATCAACTCAAACAGTTATAGACAAAGCAATTAACAAATCAAATGAGGTAAATGATGAAGGAACTTTCGCCACTCTCAACGCCACAACAGATAAAGGAACTGGAAGCGAAGAAGCAACAGCTGACACAGCAAGTGAACCATCTGGAAGCAACGATTTCAACACTCCAAGACCAAGCAAATCGACAAAAAAGTAAATTAGAGACGGATTATCAAACAACGAAAAATCAAGTAATGTCTCGACTAGAAGCCGACTGTAAAGAAATGTCTGCTAAACGCAAGGAAATTGAGACTGAATTAGCTACATTAGTAGATAGGCTAGAAACATACAAATCTAACTACAATGATATGGTAGATACACTTAAGAGAGAAATAGAAGTTCTAAAGACAACTGCAGATGAGCTACAACCAATAGTTGATGCACTACGCATTGAAACCAGTAACCTTGAAAGTAAGAAAATAAACCAACAAATCATCATAGATAACCTATTGTCTGACCAAGAAAAACTCACAACTGAGCGAGAACGTCTAGTGGGAGAAATATCCGAACTAAAACCCACCATTTCAACATTAAAAGACGAGGTTAAGACCTTAAAAGA